CACCCCCAGTTTGCGTTTGAATTACAAGTTTTGTGTCTTCACTTCCAGAAGTAGGGTCAATTATATGCGCTCTAATTTTTGCATATTCTTGTTCATTAGAATCACTATCTTCTCCTATAAAACGTATTACCCCAAGGATGTCATCTGCTGCAGGACTAGCAGAATTTCTATGTAAATCTAATTTCGGTCCAACACTTGCATCCGTATCTGTAGATTCAAGTTTAAGTTGTGTGGTATTATCTGCTGTTGTAAAAGTAGCTGTAGTGCCTGTTAACGCTCCTGTTATTTCCACTGTGGTAGGATTTAAATTTTTATCAATTTGTTCGACAGTAGCACCAGACCCCGCTCCGTCAAACTTTACAACCATGTCCTTACCGTTAGGTATTTCAATATCATTACTAGAATTATAAGTTCCTTGAAATAATATTAAGGCTTGATTTGTTAAATTGTTTCTAACGTGAACTACTTTCTCTGCATCGTTTGGATCAAGTTGATAAAAAACAGTGCCCCCTAAATCGCCACCATCTTTAAATTCAATGTAGACGTTTCTACCATTTGATAAAGCTCCATTGGTAATAGGCAAACTATTTGGTGATCCAGACGTAGCCGCGCTCGACACCGTAATCTCAACAATACCATTTGTAGACTGGTCTATAAGATCTAAATTTGTATTGGTTGTATTGCCCCAAGTTCCCGACTGCTCACCTGTGGCTATCTTTTCTATACCTGTGTTGGTTGTATATGTACTTGGCATTTTTTATATCCTCATGCTGCTTTATCAAGCCAAGATGGATCTTGACTTGGGGTTATTGTATTATAACTAGGCGTTTGACTTGGCGTGACCGTGCTATAACTAGCATTCTGATCTGGTATAATCTCACCCCAAGTCGGTAAAATTGTTTCTGTTGTTCTACCAATAGCCATAGTTCCTACTATGCCTGTAACAGAAATATTAGCAAAACCTGTAATAGTGACTGTTCCAACTGCACCTGTAGCTTCTACACCATTTAAAGTCTCAAAAGTATTACCTAACGCAGATGTGCCCGCTACACCCGTAACAGATATATTGGCGACCCCCGTTATAGTTACAGAGCCAATAGCGGAAGTTCCTGCGACACCTGTTTGAGTTTCAAACACGTTACCCAACGCTGAAGTACCTGCGACACCTGTGGGTGATATGTTGGCATCACCTGTTACCGTGGATGAACCAACGGCAGAAGTTCCTGCAACTCCTGTAACAGATACATTTGCATCTCCTGTAATCGTAATAGACCCTAAAGCAGAAGTACCTGCAACTCCTGTAACAGATACATTAGCTGTTCCTGTTATCGTAACAGAGTCAACAGAAGCCGTTGCACCAGTGAATGCAACCTCACCACCCCAAGTGCTAGAACCCCAAGGTGTTAAAGAGCTATTCCATCCTTTAAATGCAACGATTGTTGACATTAAGCAATCCTAATAATAGCGTTACTTGCATCCGCAGTGGGAAAAACAATTGTAAAATCACCACTACTGGCTGCCTTATCTGCGCCAAAATCTAATACAGCAACAGAGGGATCTCCTGTAGCCGTGTCGTTAAAAATTAAAGCGCCTCTTACAGCGCTTATGGTTACATTACTAAACACTTCATCTGCAAAATCAACCAAAGCTGTTGTGCCACTTGCCGTAGGCGTAACTGGATTTAGTGCCTGTCCTTTTGCTGAGTAGTTAGTCCCACTAATTTCATTACTTGTAGTATAAGCAGTGGTAGAAGCGGTAAAGGAAGCACTATTGTCATACAAAGCTATGTTAAAAGTGTTTCCCGTTGTTGCCGTAAAGTTATGAACACCTTTTAAAAGTTCTGTTTTAAAAGAAGTGCATAAAAAGTTTCCAGTAAATGCCATTACATTCTCCTTATGTATTCTGCTAGTTTTGGGTTTCCTGAGTCTTTAATTGCATTGTAAACAGTTGTTCTATCACTTTTAATAGCCTGTATCATGTATATTGCAATAATTTTTTCCATTTCTTTACGATAAGCATGAGCCTGTTCTTTTATTGCAGGATGTGCATTGTTAGATATACCTATAAGTTTGTTTACACATCTTTCTGCTACCTCTTCTGGTGTTTGACCCCTATTATCGGTTGTTTGTATGTCTACTTTAAAATTATTTGGCATACCTAACGATTCAGTTAACATTATGTCCTTGCCTTTCTAATCGGTCCCATTGTATATTCATCAATCACTTCTTTTGCCTCTCCTAAGTTCTTTAATCTACCTATGGCTTCAGCAAAACGACTATTATACATATTCATCACGTCTGCATCACCTTTCATGTAAATATAACATTCTATCAGAGATCCGTAAAGTAAAGCTATTTCAGCGTTGGTACTAAGCCAAGTTTCTGTTGTATCTGAGGTAAACGAAACTAAAGAGGTCGAAGCACCAGAGCTACTACCTGTAATAGTTTCTAACGCAGTGAAGCTATTCAAAGGAACAATAACTTCCATAGTAGTGCTAGATGGTTTTGAAGAAATGGTAGTGGTTGCCCCTGATGTACCGCCTGTAATAGTTTCTCCAACGGTAAAAGAAGTACTGCTTGTTACAGTAAAGGTAATAACACTGCTAGTAATACTTGCAGGTCGATAAAAATAACTTAAATCAACAGTATAACCACTATCGGGTGTAGGAGCTATGACAAAATTATCTACATCAAATTGAGCATAATATTTAGGTACGCCTGTTGTTGCAGGATTAGGTGTGTAAGATTGTACAAACTCTTTTTCCTTAAATTGTAGGTAAGTGTAATTACTACTATTTGTGATAGTCAAAGAATTTGGCGCCAAAAAATCACTTGGACAAGCTAAATATTGATTACTTGAAGTCATACTGCCTGATACATTTTTTTCAAAAACATTTAATTGTACGCTTTTTAGTATTCTTTCTTCAGCAAGTTGAATAAACGTGCTTAAATTATTTAAAAAACTAGTTTCTGTATTTTCTGTATAATCCTGTATAGAGGATCTTAATGTTGTTAATGTAAAGCTCATGTTGTCACCGTTACTGATCCAACTCCTGATACAAGCGCATCTGTTAATTCAATTTTAGAAGGCAATTCAGCTTTTGCACCACTAAAAATGTCGTTGGTTGTTTTTACTAAAAAAGGCGTATTTAAATCAGGGTTTTGTGGCCTAGCATCTTTTAAAGCTTGAGCATCCGAAACTGTTCTAAAAGGACCTAATTGTGGTTGTTTAGGTTCATATTCATCTGGACCAACAAGTAAACCATTCCATTCTTTACGCATGTCACGATACAAATATCTAAAACCAGATCTATCTGATATTGCGTAAGCGTGTTTTCCTCGTCCAAATTTAGCCATCAACTAACCCTAAAATACTCAAACTGAGGTACAACCTTAAAAGAAGCTCTGTCTCTATCTTCGGTCATAGCCCTTTCAAACTCCTCTTCATAAACAGCTTTTAACAATTGTGTTTTATTTGGCGCCCTTTTAATCGAAATATAATAAGCAAGACCTGCTGCTAGGCAAGGAAAAAAACGAAAAGGCATATCCACTGTATTGACGTAAGTATCTGCATCATCCATACGTGTTAAAGCATCAAATACAACAGTATCTGTTGAGTTTTCTGGCACAGGCCAAAGTTTTAAAACAGGTTGTATTTGTCTATCCAAAAAAAATTGTGAAGGCCTAGCCTCTGTTGTTTTAGTTGGTATGGCGAGATACGTATCTCTACTAATCCTGTCCAAAGAAAAATCTGTCCCATCTCTTCTTACCACAACAGATAAAACGTCGATAACACCAGAATCTAAAGTATAATTACCCGTGCCTTTTGTTAAAGCTTGTGTTGATTGAGATATTGTCCATTGGTTTAAACCTCTATTAGCCCATTCTGCTAACATGAGATTAAGAGAACGTCTGGCTGATTTTAAATCGTAACCCGTTCTAACCTCTATACCACAACGCTCAAAAGCTTCTTCGATATATTCTGCAACGTCTAGTTCAAAATCTGTGCTACCTGATACGGCCATTATTTCTCCTTTTCAACAGGTTCCGCATACATGTTATCAAAAATTTGATTTACGTCTAGTGTGTAATCCAAATCTGATTTTGAATAATGTATGTGATGTGATGGTTTAAAATCAGGCGGTCCTTCACCTGTTACCCACCAAGCAGGGTGTGTGACTCGAACTCTATTGTTAGGTAAAGCGACTATATTACCTGTATACTCATCTGCTTCTAACAACTGCAAAACATGACTTTGCTTATGTTGTGCAGGGTCGTCTGCTATTTCACTTTCAGCATAATCTACAGTAAACAAATATTTTGCAGGATAAAATTCACTTCCTATCTTTGCAATCCAAGGACACGGTTGAGCCCTATTAATTTGATATATTGAGTGATGATGCGAGGAACAATCCCAAGGTTGAGCTAAATAGGTAGGCATAGGTTCAGGCCATCCTTCAAAATCAAAGTCACCTACTAATGCCGTTAGTGGCATTCTTGCCCACATAGCACCTCCATGTACGTTTTCCTCCGCACCTTCTTCCAAGCCAGTAAAGATAACTTGGAAGCTTAATGATCTGCATGGCATAGTTGTAACGGCAACCGCCATAGCATGTAAAAATTCACCATGATATTTTTCATGGTTATGAGTATATTCTCTACGCACCCAACATTTAAAATGTGGGATGTTACTTTGTAAGTAAGCCATATTTCGTCTCTTTTTTTATTTATTATATTTTTTTACAGTACCGCCTTTTGACATCATTTTCATTTTGTCTTTTTTAACAGTACCACCTTTTGACATCATTTTAGGTTTGTTGTTTTTCATCATACCACCTTTTGACATCATTTTGGGCTTATTGTTTTTAATCATTCCGCCCTTCGATTTCATTTTGATAGCACCACCTTTAGATTTCATCTTGGTAGTACCACCCTTAGATTTCATTTTTTTGAAACCTGCATTTCCCAAATTTACTCTTGATCCTGGCATTTTTTTCTCCTAATTTAATAAAGTTACTAAAGTGACAACCGTGGCAGCAAGTTGTAAAGTCATACCACCAAGTATTGCCCAAACCCTAAAATCAATCTTATCAATATCTTTTTTAAGATGAACAAGATGATTTGTTTCCATTCTATTTACTATCTCTGACACAATAGAAATTTTTTTATCCAACTCATGTATATTAGGTTGGTCTTTTCTAACGGCCATACTTAGTATCCTTTTCGTACCTGCATAATAACAGTATAGGTATCATTATTTGCATGACCAACCGTGGTAAACATAATATCCCCAGTCACACCTGTTCCTGCATTGTTAGTTAGTCCACCAAAACTGGTATAATCGTGATGACCACTTTGGTTTTCACCTAATTCAATACAAAAAAC